GCGTTGTGAATCATCATGACAGTATTGCGCGGCATGATGACTTCGTCACCGGCCATTGCAATGACAGACGCAATGGAGCAGGCAAAGCCGTCCACATAAACTGTTTTGTGCGCGGGGTGGCGTTTCAACTGGTTGTAGATCGACACGCCCTCCATGACAGAGCCGCCGAGACTGTTGATATAAACGGTGATCTCCTTTGCATCCGGGTGCTTTTCCAGTTCCTCCCGGAAATGCGCCGCGCTGGTCTCAGAGCTGTGTTTATTTCCGTCCCAATCATACCAGTCACCTTCGACATTGCTGTAGATGTAGAGCTCAAGCGCATCAGGTAGCGTTGCCGACTGCCGCAGCGTCCACATAATGTTATGCTTCACTGTTCTCACCTCCTTCGGTCATTGCAGATTCGATTGTCTGATAATTCCTCGTAATAAACCGCTGATCACAAAGCGGATCATTCGATTCATGCTGTCCGGCTGCCCGGTTGATCTCGTTCAGCGTGTATCCGCACGCGATCAGCTTATCAATACCGGCAGCACCGCCGATCAGGTCATGATGCAGAATACTTCCGGTATCGACTTCGATACGGCAACCGTCCATGATCTCCTGCGGCGTATGCTTTTTTGCAGTCAGCTCCGCGCCGATTTGAGCAGCAAGCGGCTTGATGCAGTTTGTCAGCATCGCAGACTGCGCATCCTTAATGCCTGCTGCATCGCCGCGCACATAGGAAGGTGGAATACCGAAGAGCTGCGCTGCCCGGCTGATTGCTTCATCAGCAAGCGTTTTCACAGCAGAAAGATCGTTGGTATAGGTTCCTGTGCCGGTGACCGCCTGAGCCTGATAGTCATATCCTTCAAACAGTGGAAGCACCGCATTCCGGCTGTCAAAATAGCCCTTGAAATACTCGGTCATCAGCTTGTCGAATTTCTCGGAGAAATCCTGTTTGCCGCGCTCCAAAGCACTCACCTTGAGGATTCCGCGCTCGCCGCCTGCCTTTTTGAAGCGGTCGGAAGCGGAGCGCAGCAGCTTCTCATACATTGCAAGGATACTCTGCATCCACGCATTTCGAGCGCTGACGCTGCTCTGGAGATACAGTACCTCATCTGAGCGGAATTCACGCTGGAAAGTAAAGCCTGCACGCGTTACCTGTGAGAACACATCTCCGTATACTGCAAACTGTTCCCGCTGAAATGCCTCTGCAATCAGCAGTTGACTGTCCTGCGGCTGAATACACAGCACCTCACCGGAGATCAGCAGACGGGAGACCAGTTCCGATTTCCATTCAGCGGCGTTCTGGTTCCGGTTCGGGCGAATGTTCAGCGACGCCCATTCTGCTCCGTGCAGTTCTTTCCCGTCCCGATATGTCCGGAATTCACAGCCTGACAGCAGATTCGCAATCAGATGCGCAACGGAGAACAGCGCATATGCTTCCAGCGCAATCCGATCCTCTGCTTCTGCACGATAGCTGTCCACACGGTAAACACCTGCCTTTTCGGGCGGACGAAACAGATTGCCCAGCCAGTCGATGATTTTCGTGTTGATCACCTCATTTTCTTCAATCGAATCTGTAAACACCGTTCGGGAGAGGGGTGGCAGAAACCGTTTGTGCGTAGCTGTCCAGCACATCTGAAACGATCTCCGCCGCGACAAACGCCTTAAAGGTGTCTGTCTTGCGGGATTTCGGCTCGATTTTGCCGTAAGTCGTATTTCCGGCTTTGCTTGTTACGGTTTTGGCATTGTTCGTCATCCATCGCATGACCGGAGAATTTCCGAAAATCAGCCTGCCGTTTGCAAATGCCGAAGTAATCAGAGGGATGCGCCGCATCTCGTCACGCGGCCGGACAAGATAAACATTGCCCTTGTGATCTTTATCTGACGCATAGAAATTGATGTCCTCAAGCGCCTTTTTCATGAGTGCGAAGCGGTAATCGTCAATACCGGCAAGGAGAAGCGGCGATCTGCGCTTTGCAGCTTCGATCGCAAGCCAGATACACGGCAGCTCCGGCGGAATCTCCGGGGCATCCACAAATGTGAGCAGTCCCATTGCTTCCCATTCCCGCAGCGGGGCTTTGATCCGGTGCAGATCAGCAGACTGCGAGCATACCCATGTATGGGACAGCCAGACATCACGGTCACCGACACGCCAGAGCAGCCCTGCTCCGAGAAAGTCATTGGTTTTCATGTAGTCAATCCCGCAGACGCACGGCCGGCCGATCAGATCGGCTTCCGGTATCGGCTGATTTGTTGCTTTGATCTGCTCCCACGGCGCAACACCGTTTTCCGTGATGCGCGGCGGTCGATTCATTCGCTTTTTGATGAATGCTGTATTTGCGGCAGGATTCCGCAGATACTCGACATATTCCAGCCGCATTTCTTCCATCAGATCTGGGAGATAGCGCAGAGACGGATTTGCTTTGTGCCACATCCATTCGTCATGCACTTCCTCGTCATTGTCAAGTGCGCACAGGAAATAGATCGCGCCGTTGTCCGGCTGTTCGCCCAAGAGCACCGCCTCGCCGTTCTCGATCAGATCATCAAGAGGGCCGCCGCGCACATCTCCGTCTGTTGACATGATTGTGCGGCGCGGCAATCGCTTTTTACCGAGACCGGTTGTTGCGACCTCGATCAGCTTGTAGGTTTCGTAGGCGTGATATTCATCAAAATCAACCTTGCCGGGTCTGCCGCCGTCCTTTGTTTTCGGCGCAGATGTACGGAAACGGAACTCTGAGCCGGTATCCAGATTGGTGATGCATTCCAAAGTTTTCCGGAAATGCTTTTTCATTTTCTGCGGATAACGGTCAAGGACGTTGTAAACATCTGTCCATGACTGCTTCGCCTGATCTTCTGATGTTGCGAAAATGTCAATATGATATTCCCGCACACCGTTTGTATCGGTCAAAAGACAGAAATCCTCAAAACCCAGATAGCCGTTTTTTCCTGTTCCGCGTCCTACATACAGCACGAGCAGTGGAAACCGCAGCGTCCCGTTCGGACGGTAGCAGCAATTATGAAGTGCAAAGCAGAATTCTTCCCACGGGAACAATCCGAACGGGAAGTATTTTTTGTAGGAGAGGTATTCAGCAAGCTGCTCCGTGTCGATACGGATATCCTCTTCCGAAAAGACACGCTCTACAAAATCGCAAAGCAGCAGCTGCCATTTGCAGACAGGGTATTCACCGCTGCGCACGAGCCGGATATAATTGTCAATCTCTTTACAGCCGGTCATCTGTATCAGCGGATTGTACCGTGCCGATGTTTAGATTCAGCTGACGGAGGATTGCGAGCATTGACTTGTTTGTGTCGCGCAGTTCTTTGATGGATGAATTCGGTCCCTTGATTGTCTGACCGGTACTTCCGGTGCGCTCCACAATCGTGCCGCGCTCACGGATGTCCTTTTTCAGTGCTTCACAGACTTTATACATCGCCATATAATCTCCGATCAGCGCACGAAATGCCTCGATGTCCGCGCCGTTGGTTTTCAGCTGTTCGATCAGCGATTGCTCCACAGCTTTGATTTTCGCCATCACCGCTCGCCTCCTCTCCTGAAAAATCTCATGCGCGCGATAAAATCCAAATTGTCAACCCTGCCGCCGTTATCCACTTGCTGAGAAAAAACGCGATTTTTATGACGGGGGCTACCATTTTTCCTCGTTTGTGTAGCCGGATCGCTTTGCGTAGATCCCGCGATTGTGTATCCGCTCATGACAATCGTGACAAAGCGGCATAAGTTGTATATGCTCTTTGCCGTCAGCGTCGGTGTATGTCCGGCTGTATGCCAGCTCCGGATGTTCGCGCAAATGCATAACATGATGTACCAGCGTTGCGCGTGTAAGCCTGTGCTCTGCTTTGCACATCAGGCATTCTTTGTGGTGCTCACGGATGATTTTCTTCGAGAGCTTGCGCCAGTACCGATCATTGTAGAAAGCAAACATATCACCGGATGCAATCAACTCACGAATTTTCTCGATACTGAGCACAACTGTCACCCCGCATAGAAAAGCGAAAGCACCCAAGCCTAGACTTGAGTGCTTTCTATCAAAACAGGAGGATAAAGAATGAAAGGAAGTTTTGTCATGGACAATCCGTGAAACTCGAAAAAGGTATGCATCACCTCGCAAGCTGCACACCATCTTCACTATACATTGTATCACTTTTTGCGGGGACACGCAAGGACATTTGGGGACATCTTTTCAAAAACCCCTTGACAAAATTATTTTGAGAAATTTGCAAAAAGTACTTGACAATGCGCATAATGCGTGTTATAATATATACAGGAGGTGAGGAAATGACAGCAAAGGAAATGCTCAGGATCTTGAAAGCCGATGGCTGGATAGAGAAATCACAAAGAGGATCACATCTTCAACTGATACATCCTCACAAACCGGGCAAAGTTACAGTTCCGATGCATACCGGCAAAGACCTTGATCCCAAAACAGCAAACTCAATCCTAAAACAAGCGGGGCTGAAATAAGCCCCGCGAAAGGAGTGTATCATATGAAATATATTTATCCTGTCTGCATTTACCCCGGCGATAACAGCGGCTATACGGTGATTGTCCCTGATCTGCCCGGATGTGTGACCGAGGGTGAAACAATCGCAGACGCCCTTGAGCAGGCGGTCGATGCAGCTTCCGGCTGGGTGCTTGATGAACTGGAGGACGGAAAAAATGCGCCGGAACCGTCCAGAGCGGAAGACACAAAAGCGGATGAATATGAAGGCGGAATCGTCAGCGTGATCATGCTGGACATTGATGCATACGCTGAAAAGTACGGCAATAAAGCGGTGCGGAAAAACTGCACCATTCCGGCTTGGCTGAATACTGCCGCTGAAAAAGCGCACCTGAACTTCTCTCAAATTCTGCAAACCGC